ACGTGCGGGACGAGTTCTGCGGCACATGCTGTGGCGAGGTTGCGGATCATGTATTCGGACATCGGTTGCTCCTACCAGCGTTTGACGGAAAACCCGCCGGCCGGCTTGATGCGGCGCGGCGGCGGGGCGGATTCTGTTTTCTGTGCTTTTTCGGTGTCGACCGCGACAGCGGCGGCCGGCTGGGCAAACAGGTCGCCGCTGGCCGGCTCGAGTGCGGCTTCCAGGCGCGCCCATTGCGGCTCGCGCCAGACGTGGACGCGCAGGCTGGGGTGGTGGGCGGCGGCGAGCGCGTAGCACCAGGTGTCGAGCGCTTCGTTGCGCGGGCGGACCTTGACCCATTTGCGGCGATTCGGGTCCCAGACTTCGGCGGCGAGCTGGCTGTAGAAGCTGGCGTCGAGACCCTGCGGGAAGCGGATCATGCGGTCGGCCTCGAGCGGGCGCTTGCCGTCGGCGGTGAGGACGGCAAACAGCACGTGCTTGGCGGTGTCGGCGCCGACCAGCCAGCCCTCGGCGCCGTGCTTGATGGTGCGTCCGCGCACGGTGACGTCGAGCTTGCTGGGGCGGTTGATGATTGGCTTGCCCGGCGAGCTGGCACCCTTGACGGCGATGACGCGGCCACGGCGCAGGCGGGTGTAGGCCAGCACGTGGTCGGTGAGGTAGCCGCTGTCGATGGCGGCCATGCTGATCTTCATGGGCAGGCCGCGGCTATTGATGAAGGGCGGCGCGAGGAAGGCGTCGAGCGCTTCCCAGCCGGCGTCGGTGGTCGGGTCGGCGGGCAGTTCGTTGTAGTCGATGACCCATTGCTGCCCTGCCCGGCCGTGGCCGATGACGAGGATGGCGAAGCGGTCCTTCTGCACGTCGATGCCAGCGGTGAGCAGCAGGCAGCCGGGCGGGATGGTGCGCGGGTCGTAGTCGCTGGCGCGCGCGGCGAGGTCGTCTTCGCTCAGTTTCTCGTTGGGGTCGGCGACGACTTCGCCCAGGCGCAGGTTGACGAAGGTCTTGATGCGCGCGGGGTCCTTGACGCTGTCGAGCCACAGCGCGGCCAGCTCGGCCCAGGTGTAGCCGAGGCCAATCGGGGTGTAGAGGCCGTTGATGTGGAAGCCGGCGACGGCGCGCTCGGGGTGCGTGGCCACCCAGCGGCCAGCGGCGAGCATGGCGGTCTTGTGGTGTTCCTCGATGCCGACGCCGCAATCGGCACAGTGATAGACGGCCAGCTCGGGCTGGCCCTTCGGCCAGCGCAGGTTGTCCCAGACCAGGTGCTGTTCGTGGCCGCAGTGCGGGCACGGCACATGGTAGCGGCGCTGGTCGCTGGCCAGCCATTCCTTGTTGATGCGCGACAGGCTTTCGATGGTCGGCGTGCTGACCAGGAAGACCTTGCGGCGCGGGAATGTGGTGGTGCGCGCTTCGGCCAGGCTGATCGGGTCGCCATCGCCTTCCAGCTCGGCGGGATAGGCGTCGACTTCGTCCAGGAACAGGTAGCGGGCCGGCATCGAGCGCAGCGATGCGCCGCTGTTCGCGCCGCTGATGACCATGACGCCGCCGGGCCATTCCTTGAGCAGCGTCGTGTTGCCGGAATCGCGGGCGCGGGCCGGGGCAATCTTCGCGCGCAGCGTCGGCGCGTCCTCGATCATCGAGGCCAGGCGCTGTTTTGACCAGCGCTCGGCCATATCGAGCGTCGGCTGCACGACCATCATCGGCGCCTTCTGGGTGTCGATGAACCAGCCGACCCAGTTGTTGCCAATCTCGGTGCCGGCGCTTTGCACCGACTTCATGAAGACAACACGCTTGGCCGGATGCTCGGCACTCAGGCATTCCATGATTTCGGCCGAGTACGGCACGCGGGTGGTGCGCCAGGGGCCCGGCTCGCCGGCGCCCTTGGTCGGCAGGCGGCGGTGCGCGTCCGCCCAGGCCGTCACCGACAGGCGCGGCGGCGGCTCGATGCCGGCGGCGATCGCTTCCGCAGCATGCAGGAAGCCGTCGCGCATGGCGATCATCGCGGAATCAGGCGCGCCCATCATCACCGTCGAACTTCAACGACCGGGCACCGGCCGCGAGGTCGGCCAGCACCATGTCGATCTCGGCCGTCATCAGCGCATGGCACTGCTGCGCATCACCCTCGGCCGCGACGCGCTCGGCCAGCTTGTCCGGCATCTTCTCGAAAGCCGCGCGGGCCATCGCCGCCCAGGTCGTCACCGCCCGCGTCACCCGCGACGCCTCGACCAACTCGCCGAGTGCCTGGCGCTCCTTCAGCTCGGCCAGGTTGGCTTCGTGCGTCTCGCGCTTGGCCCGCGCCGATTGCAGGTCATAAGCGCCGTCGATGATCTCCGCCACCTTGGCCGCCGCCGTGCGCGCCACCGGCGGCAGCGCCACACCAGGCGCCAGCTTCGGCGACAGCTTCTGGTCGATGTTCGCGGTGTACCACGCCGTCGCCTTGTCGTAGGAATCCACAGGCATCCCCTGCGCCTTTAACTGCGACACCCGCCCAGGCGTAATGCCAAGGTGCTTCGCGAGATTCACCCCCTTCGGACTGGCCATTGTTTAGTCCCTAAACTTTTCTACGCCTAACGCTAAACCGCGCCGCTTCGTCCTCGTAATTGCGCTTGCCAGGAAGAACCTAGTCATTTGTTTCGCTCGAGGACTGACTTGATTGCGCGCTGCATCTCGACGCCGAAGTCGTTGCGGATCTTGGCCATCACACGCTCGTTGATTCGCCTGGCGTTGAACATCTGCGAGAAGCCGATGACTTGCACCGGCTTGATCGGCAGCCTGCCCTTGCCTTCGCGGATGAATACCGTGCGGCCTTTGTTGCCGATGAATGCGCCATCGATCTTCTTGAGCCCGCTACCGCGCCGCACCAGAAAGCCGAGTTGTTGCTTTAGCGCGGCCACATCCTTCTTCTTGACGCCGACTGCGCCGCGCGCTTTGAACGTGATGCCCGCCGCACTGGCGACGGCGAGGAAGCGGATCATGTTGGCAGACCGACCGCGTTTGCTCTGGCTGCCAAAGATGCTGATGACGGCCTCCAAGTTTCCAGCGCGCGCACTGCGCAGATCTATCGAGTTGCGCACTTCGGTTGCCTTGACGGCGTATTCCTGCGGTATGACCCGGTTGATTTCTGCTCTTGCCTTCTGCGCCGTCTTGTTGATCGCCGCAGACATGGCCTTCCCTTGCAGATCCTTGGGTATCTGCGCCAGGCGCTTCTGCACGCCATCAAGACCGCGCACATCGATCGTGATCACGCCATCCACCCGCCCCTTCTGCGCGCGTCCTGTTCGCGCTGCAAGTCTTCGCGGCAGTCCGTGTCGCACCACCTGACTCCAGCAGGAACAAGCGCGTCACACCAGTGACAAGCGCCGGTGGCCGGTAGTGCTGGCTCTTGCGCAGCGTGCTTCATCATGGCGATGTGGCGGTAGAATTCTTCGCGCTCGGTGGCACGCTCGTAGATGTCCATGCTCAAGCCCTCCCGCCCTCATGCCGGCAACCGATGACATGCCCACCTTCCGCCGCATAGGTCACTCGCACCTGGTCACGCCCGAACGCTGCAGCAAACGCATCCACCACGGATGCGATTGTCGGCAGGTTTTCCCTCAGCCAAACCCGGCGCTCGGCATCCGGAAGCGGGGAATGGTCTTTCCCCACCCCACCCACACCCCCCTTTAGGGGGGGGTGGTGGGGGGTGGGGAATTCCCCGCTATTCCGAGCCTTTGCCTGGCCAGAAAAAACACCGGCACGGCCGGTTTCGGCGCGCGTCCGCGACGATTCCGGCGTGTTCCGCCTGTGCGTTCCGTTTTGTTCCGCTGTTTCCATAGTCAAATCAATGACTTCCGCGAATCCTGTTCCGTGTTGTTCCGCCGTGTTCCAGTGCCTCATCGTTTCGCGCCGCCCCTTCGCTTTTGTTGCTTTTCATGGGGATTAACTCGCCTGTCCTATCAGGTGTCACGGGCTCCTCTGGGTCCGGTTTGCTGACTCGGTTCTCTTTCCGGGCTTGCGCCCTACCTCTCACGGCAACGGAGAGATCAACGGATGTCCTTTGCTTCCTCCTTTCCCTTGGTCGTCAAAATCCAGCCGTCACGGTCCGTGTGCTCGGCCAGCCGGTACTTCTTCAACCGTTCCAGAATCCGCGTGATCCCGCTCAGGTGGGCTTCCCCGGCCTTCTTGCCGGAACGGATCGTGAGGCCGGCATCGCCGCACCATTCCCGGAACGTCCCGTTCGGGTTGTTGTACAACGCCCACAGCACCCGCGAATCCAGCTCGCGGTGCTTCGTCCGGATGTAGCGGACGCGCTCCTCATCGACGTACTGCGCGACGATCGTCTGGCATTCCACGCCCTGGTGAATCACGTTCACCGGCCGGTACTCGAAGGAGATTGGCGCGAAATCAGGCCCGCGCTTCTTGCGCATCCAGTGCAGTTCCGCCAGCGCGCCGTCGGACCAAACCATCAGGTTGGTGTCGATTTCGTTGAGGAAGGCGCTGCCGCCGCGCGGCACGCAACTGTCGCGCGTCATGTCCTTCGAAGCGCCAGACGCCGGGTGGCAATTCACCAGCACCGCCGGCTTCCCTGGCAGCAGCGACAGCTCGCGCAGCGCTGCGGCGTGCACGTATGCCTGGTTGTTGTCGTTCTCGTTGTCGCCGGAGAAAAACGCCACCGACGTATCGACCAGCACCAGCGACAGCGCGCCCATCTCACCGGCGTCCTTCTTGATCTGGTCAAGCAGTAGCAACAGCGATCCCGCCTTCGGCAGCACGAAAACGCGCCCGCGCAGGTCGGCCAGCGACACCCCGAGCGAATCCATCGTCGCGCGCATGCGCAACCTGAATCCGTCCTGGTTCTCGCCGCACAGGATTAGCACGTTTCCGCGGGATGCGGGCATGCCGGCGAACGGCAGCCCGGCCGCAACGCACAGCGCCATCACCAGGCTGACCGCCGTCTTCCCGTGGTTCGTCGGCGCGGTTAGCGCATAGACATAATTCGTCTGCAAAAGCCCGTCAATCACCCATGCCGGCGGATCGGTGTCCGCAAGAAAACTTTCAGCCGTTATGCATACCGGACCGGCCGGCACCGCAGCAAGCGACGCGCGCATCGGCAGCACCTTCGCCCCGGCGGTCGGCGCCGCCTGCATCGCGTCCAGTTTCGCCTTGGCGATCGCGTCGTCGATCGGATCGCTCATCATTCCGCCAGAGCCTCGCTCAGTTCGCGCCGCATCGCCTCGCGAATGCCGTCAAAAATCCGGGAGCGGTAGAAGCCCTGTCCGGTCATCGTCGCCGCGGTGCGGTAGTCGCGCAGGGCAGCCCCCAGCTTGTTCGCCGGCAGCGGACCCTCGTCCGCGTACCAACAACGGCCCGCGCGATCCAGGCGCCGGAACCCGTCGGAAAATTCGCCCCATACCGAGGCAGCGCCGTGGTCGGCGATGGCAGCGCAGGCGGCATAGAAGGTCGCGTCGTCCGCGCTCCCGCAGACCACGCAGTCCAGCGCCAGGCAGCACGCCCAGGATGCGGCCTCGACTGGCAGGTCGGCAGGAAGCACGACGCGCGCCACCTCCGGGCGGCCATCGAACCAGCGCCCGGCTTCCCAATCGTGCAACGCCACCACCAGCAGCCCGACCCGCTCGCCGGCGGCAATGCGCGCAGCCAGTGCCTTGCCGTGGGCCAGGGGCCGCAGCGCCATCAAGTCGACTCCTCGATGATCATCGCGGACGTGGCGCCATGCCCGAAGACCCCGACAAAGCGCTCCGGCATCCGCTCGACAACCGCAATCCCGCGCTCGCTGGCAGCGTCGCACCAGGCCAGCCGGCGCCGATGGTCGAAGAACACAACCTGCGGCCCGCGCATGGCGATGGCGTTGAGGATGCACTGCACATCGGTCATTTATCGTGGTCCCTCGCAGGGGGCATTGTTCCCTTCCCTTTGGCCGGCCGCATCGTCTAGCCTGTGGGCGTGACCGAAGCAATGGAGGGACACCACCGTGCGGACGTATTCCGACAGCGAGCGATCCTCGGCATTCGCCAGCCTGGACAACGCCAGCAGCAGCGACGGCGAGACGCGAA